GTACCCTTCTTGGTGGGAGGCTTACGAGGCCCCATGCCTCTTTTCGTAGGGGGCTTACGCGGACCCATGCCCCGATTACGGCGCCCTGCCGGGGTGTTTTTGGGGACTTCAAACGGAGGCATTTACCTACCCCTCTTCGCGTATGTGGCGGCAGCGCCCCACCCGTACTTACGGAGAGGAGCGGCCTTAGCGGCCTGCTTACGCTGCTTGATAGTTGTCTTCCTGTTCTGAATAGGGATGGTCTTTGCCATCTGCTGTGCGTAGGGGGACGGCTCCGGATCGAGCCCTGAGTAGTCGGGAGTATTGAACATACGATTGGCGATTGCGTCCCGAATCGAGTCGGCGTCAATCCCCATCATCGTGTTGCGGTAGTCCCCCTCAGCCCGGAGGGCTGCGCTATCGAGGTCGCTGAGGCCCTGAGTGAACTGGTTACCGAGCTCCTGGGACTGAGCCCCATGAGCGTACCGGAGACCATGCTCTCGCTGTGCGCCTAGGCCGACATGGCCGACGCCCCTGGCACTAGCGTCATCCCAAGCAGCGCTAAGGTCGGAACCCTGACGCTGCTTGAGCTGCTGAACGGCCCCATATTGCGAGTAGGGGTCTGCCTCGAAGCCACCGCCTGTCTTAGAGCGCAATCCAAACTGATTGCGAAGCTGCTGACGCTGCGTACCGATGGACGCTTGGGCGTCCTGGAACGCCTTTTGTGCCTGAAGCTGGCGATCCCGGTAGACCCCGGAGTAGGAAATGTGGGGTGGGATAAACGCCATCTAACTCACCCGAAGAGGAGTAACAGACATCCACCTGTTATCAAACTGAATGGTCTGCGCCGACACCTTGTACTTAGATACCAGCGCAGTAGAGGCGGTTAGTGTTTTCTGCTCATTCCCCATGGGAGAGGAAACCTGTGTGTTGTTGTTGTCGTGCCCAATACCAAAACATGCATCGCCGTCAACGGCACCTGTTCCACCGATGTCGTAGGACATGATGCCGTACATTGAGACGGCCCCGCCCGACCGACGACACGACATCCCAATTTGTATCTGGTAGACGCCGCCACGAGGCACAGTAAAGGAGGGGCCTGCCGTAGTCAGTGCAACATACGACGTTGAGGCTGTAGTTTCCGCTGCAGCCACATCGACTCTCGCGGGAGCACCGCCGACGAACTCCCACTTATCGCCGTGTGAAGAGCCGCTGTTATACCTGAATGTCCACTGATAGGTAGGCGCTGTAGTTGAGTCTACGAGGTACCAAATATCGCCGGATACCGGAGAGCCGGGAGGAGTAGTTGCGTAAGTGTAGGTAGGTCCACTAACAACTTGCCAAGACCCGTCGCCTCGAAGGAACTTAGTGTTATCGGGGGTACCAGAACCGAGCGAGGTCGGGCCGATGTTCGTGACGGACGAACGCACCCAGGCCGAACCATTCCACACCGGAACCTCGCCTGAGACAATGCCTGCGGGCTTGTCCGCGTGGTTGTTGAAAGCAGTCTGGATTGAGGCGACGATGTTGTTAAGCCCAACACCAGTCGGCCGATCTGCGTTCACGTCATATGTTGCAATAGAGTCCGGGGTAGTAACAGGCCCGGTAGCGTCGGTTGCTATGTCTTACTCCTATGCTGCTTTGAAGTGAATGCCGTCAATGCTAGTGCGCGTAGCCGAGGCGGTGGTCATTACGACTTGCCCGTCCATCTGCACCGTTACTCGCCCGAAGGCGCCGTTGGCGTCAATGACGAAGATTTGCTGTACGTCGGGCCTGGAGCCCGCCGGCAGGGTGAAGGACGTCGCACCTAGGGTTCCCGAGGATAGGTTCCCCCGAAGGTGGACAAACCCCAAAGGGTCCTTCCAAAATGCAGCGGCGCCCCAGGGAGATCCGGTATTCGTCCAAGAGTTCTGAAAGGTCGGCTCGCCAACCAGCCCAACCCGGTGGTAGTTGGGATCCCGGGCGAAGCTGATCTGATCCCTGACCGTCAGCAACTCCTGAATCGTCAGGTTGTCGATGGCGGTCTGGCCGATAGCGGCCGGGGGGTCCTTCTCGAAGAACTCCTTGATGAATCGTGTCAGCCGGGTGGAGTCCCAATTACCAATGCTGTCGCCAATGTCGAGCGCCATCTAGACCTTGCCTGCCCGCTGGTACTTGAAGCCGAGCTGATACGGACCCATCGTGAACTGAGTCATGTTGGCGTCTTCCTGGTAGAGGCGGAAGCCTAGGAACTGCGAGCGCTTCTGGAACTTGATCTTCTTGGGACGGAAGAACTCGTTGTTGATCGACGACCACGTTGAGAACGTACTGCCTAGGTTGCTCCACGTTGGGAACGCATTTCCGAGGGTCGTCCAGGTGTAGCCGCTGGACTCGTACTCCGACAGAGCCGTAGCGCCGACGTTGTTGAGGCCGACGATGGTGTCCAGCTTCATGTCCCCGCCTGCGGCTAGGTAGTACAGCGCGAGGAATTTATAGTTCTTCCTCCGAAGAGAGTCGCCTGCATTGAACTTTTTGGACTCGAAATAAAAGTCAGGACCGGCGGTATTGCCGGCACAGGCAAAGGCGTCAAGTCCGGTTGACTCGAATAGGGAGCTGGCGTCAATGAGTCGGGCGATTGTGGCATCATTCACCTGTAGGATTGGGGTGTTGCCCTGGTCAGCCGGGAGCTGCTCGAAGCCGAGGAAGTCGATGTTCTTGAGGAACACCGGAGCTCGGGTTACCAGGTTGAGGCAGTAGGTGTGCCGAGTAGGGGTCGTCGTCGTGAAGGCCTTGGTGATCCCTGTCGTCGGGAGCTGGTTCTCTACGTAGAGTAGGTAATGGTCTCGGTAGACCGCACCCCACATGCGATACTGCATCGGATTGAAGTTTCGGAGCGCAGTCTTCCAGTAGTCTCCGAGCTTGTCTTCGACAAGGTTCCGAACCTGGATGCCGTCGAAGTAGTGGATGCCGTCCCGGCCTGCCCAGATCGCGCCGGAGCCGTACGGCACGACGCTCATGCCCGATAGTGCACCGTCGTCCCAAATCTTACGCACCTGGAACGTCGTCGGAGAGTTACCGAAGATCCCGAAGACCTCCTTCTCCTTGAGCACTAGCACAGAGCTAGCGCAGGCGAGGATCGCGACGATCGGGTCGTTCGTACCCTTGGTGGAGGCCACCGGAAGGAAGTCACCGTCAAAGGGAGAAAGGTCTAGTCCCTCGGGGTCAGCGGGGTCGCTGAACCAGATCCGCTCCGTCTTGTCTACGGACGATCCCTGATTGGCGTACCACTGCCGCTCGGCATAGGAGGCGTTGAGGAAGCCCACCTTGTCGGCCTGCGTCGTCGTCAGGATTGTGTAGTCCGAATCAACGCGCAGCGCGATATAACGCTCGTTGCTGCCAGAGATAGAGGGGTTGGCAGCAAGCGCGACCGAGATGTCCGTCGCCACGCTATTGATGCGCCCGATATAGGCGTTGTCGCTGGCGCGATACATGTGCCAGTTCTGGGCGAACGTAATCGTTACGGTGCCGGAGGCAACCGAGTTGACTGACAAAGTGATCTGCGAAGCAGAGTCGATAGAGCGAATAACTGCCCCGGTACCGACGCCTGTGCCGGTCACGATCATGTTTACGCGGAGATCCGAAGTCTGCGAGAGCCCGGTAATAACGGCGTTGCCGTTAGTCGTGGTGCCGGAGCGCTGGATAGTGGCTCCGAGCTGCTGCGAGAGGAACTTCGTGTTTGCCCCGACAACGGTGGTCGAGTTGACGTCGAATGTGACCCGTCCCTTGACGACCTTCGGGGCAAGGCCCCGGATGGACTGGAGCGTGTACGGCTTCGCGGATCCGGAAAACGGGGCCGGCTTCTCCAGCACTAGCGTGGTGTTGTTGGTGACGACTTGGACGACACCAATCAGGACGCTGTAGTACGGCTCCGATGTCTCAGCGAAGAGGAACATCCCCGGCGAGACGTTGCCGACGAACAGGGTGCCGGAGCCCGAGATAGACGTCGAGCCACGGTTGAAGGTGATCGTGCCTGTGGTGTAGTTTGCGCGATTACCGCCACGCCAGATTGCGAGTCCCTGCGAAGGGGAGTCGGCGTCATACGCGCTGGAGATACCGATAGCGGCCCCGCCGTTGAGAAGCGGCTTGGCATCGACAATGCGAGCCGGGGTCGTAGGGGGATCAACCGGAAGCGCGAACGGCCAGGCCACGTCCACCTTGGTGGTGCGGTCTGCCGAGTACAGGGAGATGAATCCGTTGGAAGCGTCGCCAGTGGGCGCAGCAAGGATGAAGTCACCCTTGGGGTCAATAGCGCCAAACAGCCCGCATCCCTTGTGGGTATGCGCGACAACGTTCGGAACGGGTGTGACCGGCCCTCTCCGGCGAAGGATTCCGGGCCGGTCAGTCAATCCATCTTGGATGTAGCGGGCCTCAGAGTCGTCAAGGCTCTGCGCCGGGAGTGCCAGATTGGCGCCACCTGCCGAGCCCTCAAAAGTCTCGGTATCGAGGGCCAATGGTTACTCCTTAGTCGTAAAGATCAAACGAATCAAGAACCTCAATCGAATCAGGGCGGTCATACTGCCGTGCCCACTCCTGGGTGCGCATCTTCACGACCTCTTCATCAAACAATTGCTTGGCTCCGACAGAGAGCTCGGGGTCGTCGTCCTGGTAATACAGGTACTTGAGTGCCCCATAGACAATCGCCATGTGGTGCTCCCAAGGGACGAGAATATTCGCTTCTGTGCTAACCGCCGTTAGCTTGGTGACACGCCTGATGTAGTTGATAATCACGGTGTCGTAGCCGGCGGTAGGCATCGGCCAAAAGTGCATTGTCTTGTTGATGAAGTAGTAATAGAGGGGCGGGCCGGGAGGCTCTGCTGGATCCGTCTTGGCTAGAAGTTCTTCGTGACGAATTGGAACTAGTCGGCGCACGCCTCCGAGTCGGGTGTCGATGACTCCGGTAGCGGCCCGAAAGTCCGTCGGAAAGTCGGTAGGTACAGCGGAAGTGCCGTCGAACGCTACGCCGTCAGACGCTTCCAAGAAGGGCCAGGGCTCAAGTCGGCAGATGTCTGTGTACGCGGCATTGATGGCCGCGAGCTTGTCGGCAGACGGGGTATCCGTGAAACCGTGACCTTCAATGAAAGTGATAATCTCGGCTGCTGTCATTTACATCGTGCGCATCGGCCCGCCACCACCGCCACCGCCGTAACGGGTGTTGATAATCGGCTGGTTAATCAGACCTCCGAGTCCGTTGAGGAACCACGGCAGGAATGCGCCGCCACCCATGGCCGACGTTCCCTGGTACTCGGTGCCGACGTTGAACGGGCCGCCGTCTAGCTCAGACCCGAACTGCTCTGGGTCCGTACTAAGGCTCGGCCTTGGCATCTGCGCGAGACCGTCGAGACCCTGGTCGTAGAGGGGCGCGTTAGGCGCGTTAAGCTGCGAGTTAGAGAAGATATTGGTCGGCGCGTTAGGCTGCGTTACGTCAAACGCCAACTGCTCGAAAGGCGAGGAGTAAGCCCACGGAGTCTGCTCCATGTACTCGGCCTCACCGATATCGGGGCCGAACGGGAAGCCCTGGCGATTCACAAACTGGTTCTTCTGTCCCCCACCACGTCCCGGCCGGAAGCCGTAACCGCCGCCCCGAAAGGCGGACTTGAGGCGCTCCTTGGACTGGATCCGCCTGCCGGCCTTCTGAGCAAGCATGTTTGCAAGCTCCTTGCGGCGAAACTGTGGGGTGCGCGGGTCGAGCCCGGGCTGTCTCACTAAACCTCCCTAGGTACAAAGACGCGGGGGGTCGGATGCGTGCCCATCTTGCGGTGTGACCACTCAAGGACTTCTGCAGCCTGGCCGGATGCGTCATCAGCTTTGTCTCGAAGCGGCTGGAGTCGTTTCTCATTCCGCTTCCACATATCGTTCAAAATCTTTTCCCCGTGCCGAAGGGTGTCGGCCTGCCAGAGGCGCTTTACAGCAGCCTCGGGATTAGGGACTTCATCGAACCCCAAGATCGGGAGGTCAGCCTCCGAGGGGGGCGTCTTGAGGTAAATGCACCACTGCCCTGTATCCAGGTTGCGGTCGAAATAGAGGCGCTCGTCGTATTCCGACACGGCCTTATCGACCACGAGAATGTCGGAATCAACCATCCCCCGTCCTTGGACGAAGGTGACAAATCCCATAGAGTCTCCTAGTTAGGGGAAGGCGGGGGGCTCCCGAAGGAGCCCCCAACCAATAGGCCTTACAAGGCCTTACACGCCAGTCGTGTCACCCGTGAAGGTGAGGACGCCCATCGTGTTCCGGCGGTCAACGCCAAGCTGGAAGTAGGTCGCAATTCCAGCCTCCCAGGCGTCGTAGTTGGTAACCCACTTGAGGACGTCGCCGTCCTCAGCAAGCCAGTGCCAGTCTTCGTTGCTGAAGTTCTTGATGTGGTCCGTGTCCACAAAGTAGACGCGACCGAACCGTGCATCAACATCATCAATGAGGACCGAGTTGTTGAAGGCGAGCGCCTCCTTGTCGTACCCGGACTTGATCTTCAGCGGCTCCGTGTAACGCACCTGCGACTGCAGGAGGTTGTAGTAGATCCGCTGGCCTGCCGGCGTGGTCAGAAGAATGCTCGGGGTCTTATTACCCTTCACACGAATCGTGTTCCACATCTGCTGCAGCCGGTCGAGCGAGAGGGTCGTCGCCGTGAGGTCGCGGTTGTTGTCCCAATACTCGTTACCGGCCGACGCCGCGTTGATGCCACCAAACGTGTTGGCTGCATCAGCGATGACAGTCTGCAGGTTGTTGATCTCGTTGCCGGCGTTACCGGCCCGACACACGAAGTTCGACGTAGTAGTCGTAATCGCAGTCGTGACGGTAATGGACGGCGTGGCAACGTTGACGGCCGTAATGGCCTCGCCGTTAATCAGCGAGGTCGGAGAACCGGCCGTACCGATGTCCACGCGCATACCGACGTAGAGGTGTCCCTTCCTAAGCGGCTCAGCGGAGTTAAGGACCACCGTGGACGAGGACGAGGTCGAACCGCAGGTGACAATACGACCGTTACCGCCGGTCGTGTTACCATCCGACGGACCCCAGACCTGACGAGCGAGGTCCTTGCGCAGGTCGTTCTTGAGGAAGTCCATCTCGGACTTCAGAACATCAAGGAACGAGCCCACCTGAGCCTTGGTCTTCGCCATCGCTGCACCGGAGACCTGGATCCGACCGTAGTGGTAGGTCAGATCGTAGACGGCACGCGCCCAAGTCTGGTTACCAGCATCCGGGAGCCTAGGCGGGTTACCACCCGACTCCGTACGAGAGCCGATACCGCCTGAGCGGTTCGTGTGCAGCGGGACGACAACCTGGTTACCTACCATCTGGAAGTCCTTAACCTTCTCTAGGCGAGAAAGGAGCTCAACTTCGTTATTGAGCTGCTCTACCACCGGGGGGAGGTAGACATCCTTAAGGAGTGATGAGACAGTTTGGATAATTGCGCCAGGCATTACCTAGTGCTATCTCCTTCAGAGGTCGTCTATTACGGGATAGCCGACCCTTTCTACTTAGAGGCCCTCAAGCTCCACCATGGCACGCCGCTTGGCATACTCATGGGCTTCCTTGAGAGAGGGGAAGGACTCAGGGATCTGAGACCCACCCGTAGCAGTGGGGGAGGTTAGTGCTGCCGGCACCGCCGTCTTGGTGTCCACATACGAAGAAAGGATCCGCTGGCGATGAGACTCATAGGCCTTCTGGGCCGACACAAGATCGGCGCCGTAGGCGTACGAGAGCTCGTAGATCGCCTGGATATCCTCTTCCTTGTACGTGGGGTTAGTCTGGCGGATAGCGGTTTCCTGCTGAGCCAAGACCGCTTCGATCTGGCTCTGGGTCCGCTCTGCCTCTAGCTGCTCCTTCCACTGTCGAAGATCATCAAGCTCGCGCCTGACGCTCTCCGCATCGGGGTCGGTATAGTTCCAGTCCGTCTCCGTACCGTCCTCGGTCTCAAGACCCGTCTGAGTGGCGGCGACCTGCTCGGCCTCTGCCTTACTCAGCCCGAGCTCCTGGAGATAATCCGTAAGCTCAGTATGAAGCTGGACTAGATTCTGGGGGTCCCGGAGCGCCTGGGCAAACTCCACGGCATTCCGGACCTGATCGAAGTCGCCAAGCGACTCGACCTCCTTACGCTGAGCTGCAAGCTCCTGTGCCTTCTGCGTGTAGTCACGCTGCATGGAGTCGAACATCTCACGCATCTCAGGCGTAAGGGCATTTGGGTCCACGCCATGAAAGAGTCCCGGCTTCTCTGCCGAGTTGCTCTCTGCGTCAACCCCTGAAGGCACTTCAGTGGATTCGGGCTGTGCTTGCTCGACCGGCTCGACCGGGGGGTCAATGGCGGCTTCGAGTGCGGCCCTGGCCGCTTCGGTGTCGTAACTACTCAATTAGTCTCCTTGTGCCAAGGCGAGTGCTCTAGGCTTGCTCTCCTTGACTTCGGACCACTCAGCGTCGATTACGTCTGCTCTCTGCTGAATGGCGGCAGCGCTGGAATCGACAAACTGTGCCAGCTCTTTAGCCAGCTCCTTAGCGTCGATCGACTGCACCGCTACGGTTTCGGTCCGGTTGGTCGCCAGACCCTTAGCTACACGGATCTTGTCCTCAAGGACACCGATCCCTGTCACGAGCTCGCGGGCGGTTGCCTGCCCAGCTTCGACCTTCTCGCGTAGCTTCACGAGCATCAGGTCGCGTACCTCGGTGGCAACAACGACGAAGTCGGGGAGGTCGGGAAGGTCACTCACATCGGGGTAACCTTCCTTTTCCCACTTCATCTTCCAGTCGCGGAGGGTCCCTACCGGGATGCCTGTCTCCCGAGCCGTAGTTCGGAGGGCTCCCCGGTTCACCTGCAAAATGAGTGCCACCTGCGCTTGCTCATCTTCGGTGTAGATCCTTCTCGCCATTACTTACCTTTCGGCTTGGCTGGGGCTGGTTTAGGCTTGAAGTTAGACTCCTTAGCCTTCTTCTCAGCCAGGTCGGCGTCTGCTGACGCCTTCCGTACGGCCTGCCCGTGGAGTTCTTCGGCACGGAGGTCTGCATTAGACTTCGTTACCGAGTCGAGCTCCTTAGCCTCGTCATCTCGCAACGCGGCACGTTTCACTTCAGCGTCCGCTGTCTTGGCTTCGAGAACCGCCAGCGCGGCTTCGGTTAGGTTGTTACCTTCCTGACCGGGGCCGGTAGCGTCCGTATCAGGCTCGTCCACATCGTCCGAAACCCACGTGAGCAGCGGAGGCTCAAGCGCGTCTTCCTCCTCAACCGGCACGCCGGCCTTCTGGAGGATCTTGGTCTGAGTGGCCGGACCAGCAGTGCTCTTGATCTGGAGGTTGACCCTCGGAGCCTGCGGCTCTGCCTGCGGGGCGTTGTCCTGAGCGGCCTGCTGCAGTGCAGCGAAGTACGTGAAGAAACCCTGTCGGGTATCCGTACCTAGGCCCTCGAACTCGATCCCCTTCATGAACATCGACGTGACCGCAAGATGCGTTGCGAAGTCGATTCCGGGCTGGGGTGACAGCGCGGCCTGAATGAGGACCTGCTGCGCGTGCTCTGGGGACTCTAGGGGCTCGCCGGTCTGTGGGTCGAGGCCTTGGTTAACGGCCATCATGGCCTGCTGCGCGGCTTCGGGGTTGATCGGCTTTCCTTCGAGGATCTTGTCGATGTTGCGGTAAGCGAGGTTCTCGTCTGCCGCCATCTGAGCTTCCAGCCCGGAGAGATCGGCCAAGTCGAGGTACTTGTGGGCCTGATGCACAGGAACCACACCCATCTCGATCAGCCGCTCAATCCTTGCTTGCCTGCCTGCGCGAGTGCGCGGAAGGCCCGAGCCTGTCTCCGCGTGCACGGAGATGTTCCCGGTGATATCTGAGTTGATAAACTGCTTTACCTGAACGCCCCCGCCGGATCCCCTGATCTTCAGGAGCCTCGGCTCGACGTAGTGGGTCTGGGCGAGACCGAGCATCTGCTGACCTGCGCGGGCTAGCGACGTCTCCAGGAGCTTGATGATCGGCGCCAACTTGTCGGTCGCCATCTCCTGCAGGAGGTCGATTGCTACGCCGGCTTCGACGTTCGGCGGCACCTTGCCCTGGAGAACCTCAGCCGAGAGAAAGATGTCGGAGAGGCGCTGCTGAACGTTGTTCAGTACTTCCAGGATGTAGGGCGGAAGGGCCGGCACCTGCTCCCACTCCGGCTTGGCATAACCAGTGCCGGCGGGAAGGAGGTCGAACTCAATTGCCTGCCCGGGCTCCGTGGTGGGCCTCGTGCTAAGCGAGCCACGGGGAGCGATCATACGAGGGTTAACCGTGAGGTTCTTGTACTCGATGATCTGCGAAAGGGTGCGATTAAGCTCTTTCTGGATCGGGACGGCGTGGGTAACAACGGAATCGTCGTAGACCGACCCAGGGACGCGCATGCCGGCAAACTTGACCAGCGGGAGCTGGTTGTGGGGGAAAGGCCACTTCTCGTCTGCGAGAATCTGCTTCTCCTGACCCTCGGTGAAGACGACGTAGCGGCCGTCCGGCATCGAGGCGCCAGGCTTGAAGTAAGCGATGTAGATGTTGCGCACCGAAAGCTCGGGGGCTCCGGCAGCGTTGGCGTACGGGATCGTGGCGTCCGGAGAGGCTGGGGCTGCGTCGGGAAGAAGATCCTTACCCCACTGCGCCTTGATGTCATCGGGATCCATCGAATGGCGACAGATGACGTACTTCGATTCCTCGAAAGTCTTGGCGGTGGGGTCGAGGAAGACATCGAAGGGGGACATGACATCCACCTTCACATCGCCCATGTAGACGATCTTCTCTTCCGGCTCGATACCGTACTGCTCTAGGTTGCGCTTAAACTCGGCCTTCAGGGCCTCGTCAACGATCGGCTGCCCATCTGGCCCCAATGTGAAGCGCATCTGTTTGGCAGCGAACGGGTCCCAGGTGATCTTCCAGTAACCGGCCGAGGCGACAATGCTCCAGAGGAGAGCCTCGTCCAGCTTCTCGTCGAGTCCGATATCCGTCCACCAATACTCAAGAAGCGACTGAGCCATCTGGGTAGCACGGACTTCATTCTCGGCCCCAGAGCCGGGGGTGGCAAAGAGTCGCGGCTTGGTCTTGGTGAGCTGCGCGAGCAGCGTGTGTGCTCCCGGCATGATCTGGTTAGAGACCACCCGGACGCGATGGCGAGGCTTGGTGCCCTCGTCCACCCCGAGTGTCTCCAGCCGGTCAGAGCGGGGAGCGTAATACGTGTACTGCCGGCCCTTGTAGAACGCCAGGTTGAGCCGCCACTGGCGCTCCAACGGTGTCCTATGTGTTCTTAGGGCCTCTAGCTTTTGGCACAGATCCTCTACGGTCTTGAGTTGTGAGAGGGGCTTAGTGCGCGTTGAACCGCTTGTGTCTGCCACGGCTCACCTCCTCTCTACAAACCGACCGGGACTGTGATTTCAGCGTTCATGAACCCGATCTCCTTGAGTACGTCTTCGTACTCGTCCTTACTGATCTGCCCGGTAGAGAGGAGGTATTGCGCGTCCTCCTCGTTCTCCGACACATGCAGCGGGAACGAGCGGGTTTTGATAGGAGCGGTAGGCGCCCAAACAGGCGCCTTAGTCTGTGCAAGCTCCCGAGAGAGCTCGACAATCTGCTCCGTTAGTTGCTTGTTGATCTCAAGGAGTTGGGCAACAAGGCCCTCGTCCATTAAGCCGAAGGCTCGGAGAGGGCCTTGAGCGCGGCGTCGATACGATTGCCTGCCTCTGCCAGCTTTGCCTGGGAGGCCTTGAGCTTCCCCTGCGCGCTCTTGTTCTCGGACCAGCCGATCGCGTCAGCGAGACCAGTCACACAAGACAGACAGACAACCTTCCGGCCGTTGAGCGGGTTGAAGTACCCGGCATCAAACTCCCGAAGTGTATCGACGAAGCCATCTGTAGGCGCAAGCTCACAGATGAAACAGACGCCCGGATCAAAGGGGGGCGCGCCCTCGCGAGAGAACATCTTACTTCCCGAAGGCGATGAGACGGACGCGGTTCGCTGCCGAGGAAAGATCCGTGTTCGCCGGAACCTCGTTGAGCGCACCGGTGGTGGCGTTCTGTCGGAAAGCCATCAACTTGCCGTTGATAGCGTCATAGACGACGACAAAGCCGGCGGACCCACCGGGCGAGCCGGAGACAGCCAGAAGGCTCACCTTAAAGCCGGGAATGTTGACGTGCGAGAAGAGCTCGCCGGTCGTAGTGTAGTTTGCGCCGGAGGTCACGTTGACGTCAAGGACCGCGTAGCGCAGGTCCCCGAAGACGCCAGACTTAACCTCGGTAACAGTACCAAGAGCCAAAATAACTCCTTAGAAGTTTGTTCCTAGGTGTTCATCCCAGGGGGCATTACGTCGCCGGTGTCCGGGACGGTCGCGCAGGGCGAGCATCTCTAGAGAACCGGCCGGCATATCGTCCTCCGTCCAAGGGAGGTCGGGAGTGCTGGAGGGCATTCCCGGAAGGAGCGCACCAGCGGTGCGCAGTGCGATCTCTACCGCGTCGAGGAGGTCGTCCTTCGGATTCCTAAGCTCCGAGTCGTAGTCCAACCACTCGTCGATGAAGTCAGAGTGCTCCTTCTTAATCCGGATGCGTCCGGTCTTGAAGAGAGGAGCCATCGCCAGGATGCGCTCAAACTTCTTCCCCTTCGCGAACATGTTGATGACGTTCGGGAGTCCGGGGAGACGAAGCGCCTGCTGAGCCAGGGCTGCCTGATAGGCGACAGCCTCGACTCCGATGTACTGCGGGTGGTACTTAGCGTGCCACTCTGCGATCTTGTCCAACTGCTCCGGGAACGGAATGTGGTCACGGTAGGTGTCGTACAGGAAGGCCTGACTGTGGTCCTCGGTTACGGCCACACAAGCCATAGCGAAGTGGTCGGCCTTGTCGTTGAGTGAGATAGCGGGGTCAACGCCGATGTAGAACCGCAGCGGCTTCAGCTTCCCATCGCTATCCCGGGGGAGGGTGATGATGTCTGCGGCCGGGTCGGCCTTGTAGCCCCAATACTTGAGCCACTCGCCGGCGAGCTCGCGGCCCGCCATAGCGTTCCAGTCAGCGCAGTACTCGCGTCGGAAGATCAGCGGGTGGGTGTTCTCCTTGACGTACTGCCACTCTTCCTCGTTAAAGTACGGATTGTCGATCGACCAGTACTCCACCCGTCCGATGCGATCGTCGGTAAGGGCCTTCTCGCCCCAGAACTCGTCGTAAAACCAGTTCTTGTAGTCCGGCGTCGTCGTAGCGAGGACTGAACCAAGTCGGTCGGCCAGGGCCGGGCGCACAACCATCCAGGCGTCTTCGTTGGGGATGAAGGAGGCCTCGTCCATCCAGAGGAAGTCGAGACCGGCACCACGGAGGGAGTTCGGGTCGTCAGCCGTCTTGAAGAAGAGCCAGGAGCCATTCTCGAACTCGAACCACCGATTGCCTTTGTTCTCCTTGTACTCGACGCCGTGCTGGAGCCCCGCCTCCTGTAGAACCTGTCTGAAGGTCAGGAGGGCCGGTAGGCCCGAGGGGTAGTCCTTGGTCAGAACCCAGGCGACGAGGGGACGATCAGAGTCCTGCTGGTGGGCGTCCCGGTGGTGACGCTCGGGGTGGAGCAGATAATAGAGAAGCTCCCACGCCGCTGACAGCGTTTTACCACCACGACGACCTGCCACAAGGTGCCGGAATCGACAGAGCTTGGGACCATTTTCGAGGGTATGGAAGATTGTCTGGAACGGATGCGGTTGGTATCCCTTGGACAAGAACCACTGGAACTTGTCGGGATACGCTAGGACCCGCTCACCTAGATCTTTGACTGACGGGGTAGTTACCCTCGCATGATAGGAAGGCAGCTACTCCTCAATCCGATCGATGAAGCCGTATCGTAGGGCTTCCTCAGAGTCGAGCCACCAGTCGGTCTTCTTCCACCTGCGCTTGATTTGCGCCACCGACAAGGTGGATCGGCTTGCCAGGATGCCGCAGCACTTGTCTTGGAGACGCCCCATGAACTTGAGGACGTCCTCCAGCTCCGAGGCTTTGCCCATGTTTCCGCCGGAAACCTCGTGGATGAGCATAAAGCCGTTTTGGCCCATCACCCGCTCGTCTCCGGCCTGAAGAAGCACGCCTCCCATTGAGGCTGCCATGCCGATGGACTTCGTAGTCACGTGATGTCCACGGGCACGAATGTCCTGGATGGAGTCGTAGAGCGCCAGGCCCTCGAAGACGGAGCCCCCGGGGCTATTGAAGACCACAGTCATGTCGGAACCAGGGTTCTTACGCGCCCACATAGCCAACAGCTCCACGCAGTCGGCAGACGTGATAGGGCTTACGGGGCCGTGGAAGTAGTAAACCTGGGCCTCGTTGGACGAAGCATTCTCATCCCGAAGGCGGCGGTTGAGCATCTTGGTTTCGACGTCGTTCTTCTCTGCGATCCTTAGATTGCGCTCCCGCTCGGATTCGAGCAGGGCAATCTTTGCCAGCAGGAGGTCATCCCGAGTGGCGCGCATACGATTGCTTACTCCTTAGAGGGGGCTAATAGACACCGACGATGTTCGTAGCGGTCGTGCCGGTTGCACGAACTTTTCGGACGGCGAGGGGCAGGAGGGTACCGGCAGGGACACCGGAGAACGTCAGAATGGTGTCGTTCATCATCTGTACCGAGAGGTTGCCTGCACCACCGATCCACAAGCCGCGGGTATAGAAGGCAAAGTCTGTGGAATCGTTGGGGGTGACGCTGAATGCAGCAGTAGCCGGGGAGTCAAGCCCGCCGGGACCGCCGTACCAGCCCATCTGGATGGACATTAGAGGTTCAGGTGTCTCCTGTTGCCGAAGTGAACGCGGGATAGGATGCGCATGAAGGTTGAGCCGTCCGGGACGAAGTCCCCAAAGACGTTGGGGTTGCCGATCTGAGAGGCAGAGCCGAGCCCAGAAACAGTGACGGTGACGCCGCCTGTGAGGATCGTGACAGCGCTGAATGAGGAGGCGCTAGCGAGTCCGGCGGGAGAGACGATAACTCCCCCGGGGATAATGGTAACTGCGCCAAAGGAGCTGGCTGACGCCAGTCCCGATACCGGCACGATAACGCCGCCGGGGATGATGGTGACGGTCCCGAAGGAACTGGCGGATGCGAGCCCTGCGGGAGTAACCGTTTGCCCTGCGACGGTGACTGTCGGGGCGCCGAAAGCGCTGGCTGAGGCCAGCCCGGAGACGGCGACAGTGACGTTGCCCGGGACAATGGTGACGGTACCGAAAGAACTGGCCGATGCAAGGCCGGCCGGAGTGACCGTCTGGGCGCTTGCTGCCGCCTCCAGGGGAAGAACGCGCAGGTTGTCCGCCATGCCGGCGTTGGGGACGACAAAGACGCGCCGCTGGCCGCGCCGGTAGATGTAGGCCATGTTCTAGGCTTCGATGAAGCGGACTTGGCCGTGGATCGTCGCGGAGGTTGTCTGCCCGGCGAAACAAACCACCATCCAGCCAAGGCAGGCGTCGTCAGCAATCTCTGCCAACTGCCCGCAGCCGCCCATCAAGGCGTTCCAAGAGGTCGGCATGCCGCAGACGAGGGGGATCAAGGCCAGCGGCTTGAACAGCGTGACACCGAAGTTGCCGGCGGTGCCGGTGGTCGCCGCCACGGTCACGGTCTGTACCGACCGCACCCCGGTGTCGCCTTCTGCCAGCGGCAGCACCAGCAGGGTGTTGACTTCCCGGTAGCTGGTTCCGCCGAATGTAATCACGGGGCTGGTGATGCCGGAGTTGTTGTCCTGGTCGGTGTAGCTCGCGGTGAGGGTGGTCGCCGTGGTGCCGATCTGTGTGTAGATCTCGACCCCCATCATGACGCCGGCGCCGAGGGTATATCGCGTCAAAGCCGCCGTATTGACGTTCTGGGCGGTAGTTGTCGTCGCGCTAAGCCCGCCCATATGCGAAAGCCGGTCGATGAGCATCAGATGCATACCGACGTTTGCCGGCACAGAGCTTATGACATCGACTGCAGCCAACCAGAGGTCGTTACCACCGCCGGGGTTTTGGCGGAAGTTGATTTCCATAGCCCCGGTCGTAGCCATTGACGGGGCGACAGCGCCGGCCGGGGTGGTGCCAGCGAATGGGGCTACCGTCCACATGCTTCGGATCGCGCGCGCGGCGGCGACCGAGGTAGGGCCGGACTTGGTGATCGGGACAGGCTGCCACGGGTTGTCGGTCTTAGAGCGGAAGGTGTCGAGGTCTGCGACGGGCATTACGCCTCCAACATGTGAAGCGAGCCGAAAATCTGCGGGCGAGTAGTGCCGTTGGCGATCCAGGCCATTGCGAGACAGGCGTCCGTGGGAATTTCGATAACCCCGGGGTCACCGAAAATCAGGTCGCGAGAGGTACCGCCGCCTCCGTAGACGGGGATGGTGACCAGCGGGTGTGCCAGGATCACGGCGAAGTCGCCGGCTGTGCCGGTAGAGGCGACAAGGTCTACGTCTGCCACATTGCGGACACCGGTGTCGCCGGTAGCCAGGGAGACAGGAATGATCCTTTCGGCCTCCTGGAGTCCCGCGCCGCCGATAGAGAACGTCGGAGAAATAACGCCGGTGTTGCCGTCCTGATCGGTGTAGTTGACGGTGGCCGTAGTGGCTGTAGAGCCGATGGCAGTCTGAATTTCGATCCAGACCTGGTTGCCGACGCCGCTGGAGTACCGTGACGGCGGGGTAAAAGAGACGGTTTGGGCTGTCGTGGTGGTGCCGGAGAATGTTCCGTCCGCCGCCAGGCGGTCGTAGAGGACGATGGTGCCGGCGACGTTGGAGTGAAGGTTGGCGCCGACTAGCCACTTCTGGCGACCCCCGCCGGGGTCGGCCTGCTTGAGCCCGCCGTTGGTGGTGTTGTCGAAAGCGGCTCCGGTAGCGCCCTGCACTGCTCCGTGGGCCGGCTGCCCTTCGTAGCGCCAGAGGGATGTCCAGCGTCCGGCGACGGTAGCGGCAGCAAGCGCTCCGTTGACGCGCTCCTGCTTGTGGAAGAACAGGTGCTCCGGGGTGCCGGAGTTGCCCCCCGTCAGACGGTTAACGAGGGCGGAGAGGTCTGCAATCTCGGCCATATTAGATCTTGAAAATGAACGGGCTAGAGTTGGACCACTGGACGGTGATGTCGCCGCCGTTCGGGGTGACGGAGAAGCCGTCGATATAGGCGATCAAGGGGGACGTGGAGGCGGTACCAGTGTCTTTGTAGATCACCAAGGCGTCGATAGCTGCCCCGGAAGGGACTGCGGTAAAGACGGCATCAGCGGCGTTGAAGCAGCCAGGGTGCGAACCGGCCCCATCAGTGGTCTTGGAGCCCAGAGTGACGTCCGTGACGATGGCTGCAGGCAGGTCATTGAGAAAGTCGTGGCTCTGGGAGAAGGTATAGGCGGAGACTCGGACCAGCCGGACCTTAATGGTGTCCACCAGCATGTCGTCATCGGCATCGAGAAACCGCTTGAGCGTTAGGTCGTAGTGCGCAGAGGCCATCTAGACGCTCACGGTCTGGCTAGGGGGGTTAGAACGGAGCTCGTTGAGCTCCTGCTCGTTAAATGGGCGGCTTAGCTCCCCTGCGGCGTAGCCCCGAGCGACGAAACGGTCGGCAATGGCGGTGGGGAGGAAGGTTACGGTGCCGGCCGGGTGCTCTCCGACAGAAACGAGCATGAGAACGCGGCGCTTGTTGCGCCGGAAGGGGTTGAACAAGCTGGCTACTCCTTAGAGTCGTCTGCGGGGGAGCTCGGACGAGCTGCAACCCACGCGAAAAGTAGGAAAATGCAGATAAGGCAGCCGATTACGGCTGCGGGATTGTGCGCCCAGGTGAGAATGACGGTCTCTGCGCCGTCTAGACAGCGATTGAAGCGGTCAGGAACGCACTCAGGCGTCGTGGTGGACTTAGGTCCCACCTTCCCACTCCCTAAATGCGGCCCACTTGGTGAGGTAGGCCTCCAGTTTTGGGAAGCCGAGGTTTAGGTCGCGTCGAATTGACATGTTGCAGGAGGAGCAGGTGTCCCCGATGAAGACGGCAGTGGAGTCGCAAATGGAGCAGCGAGTCCCTCGCGGGCTCGGAGAGCTTGGGTAGCCCTGGTACATCAAAGGAACACCCCCTTACAGTACTGAATAGTACTGAATAGTGCAGTACTGAATCGTACTGACAGGAAAGTTTAGAGGGGCTGTCCCAAAACAGCCCCCTTCTGAAGACACCTAAAGAGAAGTATGCGGTACCGGCTTGTCCTACAGGCCCTTCGGGCCTTTACGGTTCTCCCTGTCGGGAGAAGCCTTCGGACAGCCAGGACAGTACTGAATAGTACTATATAGCCTTAGGAGTAAAAAATATACTCTCTATAGTATATAACGTTTGAAAGTGCGGTTTTGTAAACCTTGGATTTGTCCGCTAATGCGGACTTTCTTAGAAAAACGTGCGGACTAGACAACAGGCCCCCCCCAGTTAGAGGCTGGGTTGGGCTGTACGGTCGGGTGTCCACCCGTACAGCCAGGGGCACGATGCCGCACTAGTACCGTACATTGGCCGTACGGGGGTTTTGTAAGCGTAAGTGGCGACAAGGTTCCCCCTACGGGGGAGAGACAATCCCTTTATATAAGCCGAAAATAAGCCCGAATGGTTGTGTTGGGTTGGTGTCTGAGAGTGATTAATTTATTCGCACAGTACTACCTGAAAGGGGGGCATGGGGCCTCGTATATATAGGGAAGCAGAGGAGGATGGGTTGAAGATCTAGAGTTCGCATCACACCACTCCAGCATTCATGCATCATGCAGCCATTCAATAGCCTACTGTTATCACCACTAGAGTAAACAGAACTATGCGCAACATAAAACAGAGTCCCCACACTTTGGGCCGAGGGACGGGCACCCTGCCCCTCCCCACACACAGGGCGAGACCCGCCCGGGAAGGTAGGACAAGATGGCACGCATGACCCTCGCATCCCTCGCGGAGAGGATCGAGCAGACGGACGCCACGCTGGACAAGGTGGCGAGCATGCTGGAGAAGCTTGCGACCGGTGGGGACACTCCTGCACCGAAGCGCCAGGCGAAGACCGTCCCTGCGAAGCGCGCTGCGGCCGCAAAGCACATCGGTCGGCAGTCTCCCTTCTCCGCCGGGGCCGTCTCCCGGCTAGGACTGCCTCACCGCGTCGGCGAGACGTTCGTCTACCAGGGGAAGCGCGGTCGCTCCACGTGGCAGGTCATCGAGTCGAACGCGAACGGCTCGATCCTGGCCGAGCGCGTCAAGTAGCACCAGCGTCACCGCTTCACCCTAGGAGGCCCGCTTCGGCGGGCCTTCTTTTTTGCCCTCGCATCGGCTGCACGGTTGAAGAGTCTCGCCAGGTTGCACCACCCTGGTCGTCCCTTTGGGACGAGCCTGAGAGCCACGCTAAGAGCCTCCGAGCCCCCAGCCCTACCCTGGACTACCCCCCAGCTACCGGGGCCTTAGAACGGCTTAGAGCGCCGATGCCCCTGTGCGTCCCTGTAAGCGCTCCTAAGCGCCTGCAAGCTTGAACCCCTACCGGGATAGGGTCAGAACGGCAGAGGGCCTTAGAGCCGCCCCTGGTCGCTCGGGTACGCGCTTATGCGACTAGTCGAATAGGGTGCTGCCCCCGTTCCATTCCCTACTACTATGGGGGTGCGCATTTATCGTCTCCAAGACACCGCGTGTGCGAATTCTGCTATCCTGCCTTCGAGTCACGGCGTAAGCGAGGTATACGCACCCTATCGTGCGCGTGCGCTAGCCTACACGCGGGGCTTGCAACGTTTCGCATTACGGCAACGATTGCGACACCAAATCCGGCACAAAAACCCGCGATTTGCGGGGATTATTGCGATTGCGTTAACGAGTTTGTCGGCCCCGAAAATTCGGGTACACTTTGACGGCGCACATCCCCGGCCGGATCCCTTGATAGCAAGGGCGGCGACGAGGGACAGCGCCCCTTCGGTAGTCGAGCTACCGATTGAGGATATAGGGCCGGGATGGCTCTTAGAGGCCATAATGACCCGGCGGCGACAGCAGACTCTACTAGGCCACCTATCACCGTCCAAGGTGTTGTAGGTAACGGAGATTATGCTCCGGTGGAAAGTGTACGAGTACCTCGAATGAGGGTCGCCCCGCTAGGTAACTAGCTCCGGATCCGTACAGCGTGCACCTCGCTGTGCGGTGCTCTACGCGCTTATGGCGCTTGTAAGGTGCTGCATCGGTGGTCAGCGCGACCCTGGTTTGATCCTTTGGATCAAAGCGGCTTCCCCGTAGGGGGAAGCCTGGTATCTGCCTAGGGCGCTCAGAGGCTCAGTGATCCCACCACCATGGTGGCTACAGCGTACGAGCCTAGCCGGAAGGGCCTAAGAGATACTAAGCCTAACGCTGGCATTACCGCACCGATGCACCTAAACCGTAGCTTTATTTAGAGCTCGGGGGAGCGCAGGTATCCAGACTGCAATCCTCGCTCCCCTGGGCTCGCTTTTTTGTGCTGCTCCATGCCCGCAATCCCGTGGGCATGGTCGAGCACATAGGAGGTAAGCCATGCACGCCATTCTCGCTGTCCTAGTTAGCTTCATGAGCCTTGGGACGGCTGGGAAGAACATCCAACAGCTGCCGCCGGAGGACAAGATTGACCAGATGGCTTCCTTGGTAGCTGGCAAGCCCGTTGATGCTCGGTGCTACACCGACTCAACAGAGTGGGCCACAGTGCAGGCGGAGTACAACTTCACCTACGGCGACCAGTTATACGGGTTCGCCTTCTCGCCTAGTGAGGAAATCTGGCTAGGCCCTAAGGTCTGCCAGTACCTCATGCTAGGTATCCCGAACGGCGGGGCTCTGATGATCCTCGCTCACGAAGCTGCCCATGCCCGTGGAGTATCTGACGAAGCGTGGGCTAACTGCTGGGGACGGGCCTGGGTAGCTGACCTAGCTCGTCGGTACTACGGTATTCGGTTCTTCACGAAGGCGTGGCGCAAGTTGGAGCGCGAAGCGGCAGCTATGTCTGCCACCAATCCGCCCGAGTATCGAGCCTACGGCTGCTGATGGCAGCCCTCACAAGGAGAGAACATGAAGAAGCGTATTCGCGACCTGTGGGTTGCTGCACTTCGCAGTGGGAAGTACAAGCGGGGGCAGGGCTATCTTCGCCCCTCGGAAGACACCTACTGCTGCCTAGGAGTTCTGTCCGACCTTTACCTGGAAGAGCAGCCGGGGGAATGGGTTTTGTACTGTGTGGAAGGGGGTCGGTGGAACCTGAAGTTGGGTAATCGTGAGGAAGACCTGGGTTGTGGCCTACTGCCAAAGAGGATTCTTAGGTGGGCTGGAGTTACTCGCGGCGAGCTTGAAATCTTCGAGAAGGTGCTTCCGGACATGAACGACGAGGGGTGCTCCCCTTGCGATTCGTATGACTTCAACACTATTGCCGACCACATCGAAAGGAATCTGTAATTGGATCCAAACACGTTGTACGTACTACTCAAGGACATGCGCCAGGCAGAGCCAAATGGGCAGCCCTTTAGCGGCGTCCCGGACTCTGAGGAAGCCTATGTAGTGGCCTACGAAGGGCCGGACTATGGGCGGTACCTACGTGCCGTCAAGGAAGCAATGAGCTGGATGGATACCGGGGGTAGCTACCGGCCCGGTGACGAGGGAACGTTGTTGGAAATCCGGGTCGTTCAGAGCTTCCGTAAGGGAGATGACGGCGTGGTGAGTTCTTTGGGCGTATGGGGAACCCACGCCAACTCCAATCCCGAGGTCTATGTCCCGACAGAGGATATCCCAGCACGCGACGAGTACTCCCGGTGCTGTAGCGGATGTAGCTGCGCATGAACAAGAACATGCGCAAGTGGATCAAAGCCCTGCGCAGCGGGGAGTATAAGCAGGGATGCGGAGCACTCCGACCCAGCAAAGATAAGTTTTGTTGTCTGGGGGTTTTGTGCGACGTATATCGGAAAGAAAGTAAGCAGGGGGGCTGGGTTACTCCCGGTGACGGCGTGCCCATGGCCTTTTGTGCTACCGATGCCAGCCGGCCGGTTCGGGGGGGCCTGCCGGGTCTCGTCGTGGAGTGGGTCGGTGGCCTATCGGCTCGCGACGAAAAGTACCTATCAATGAAGAACGACACCTTTGGAGAAGGCGGACTCTCCTTCAGTGGTATAGCAGACTACCTCGAAAAGGAGTACAAGTGATGCCTACACGCCTCATTCATACCCGTGGTCAGAACGCCATTCATCGCCCCGGGCATCGCCCGTTCCACCGCACCATCAGCGACTCCCTGAATCAGCGGGCCTTGGTTCGTTCCGATGTCGCGCATACGAGGCACGAGCTGGAATCCCTCCGCGAGATGCGGACACAGAGGTATCGGGGGCGGGAGGCATGAATCAGGAAGCCGAGAGTATTCACGACCTATTCCAGCGTGTCCGGGAGCATCCGGACTTCGTGTTCGGGACGATCTTCGTGAAGGATGACTTCCCAAACGAAGAGGTGCGCTGGGCGAAGTGGTTCAGCGCACAAGCAGCAGATAAAGACCTAAATGAGCGTGGCCAGGAGTACATCCTAGAGAATAACTACCTTCTGGCCAAGCAGGTCGCGGAGGAAACACCATGACACACGGTTTCCTCAATGCCGGCACTATTGAAGCCGCGCACAGTGAGTACCTGAACAAGCACTGGAACAAGCCCCCGGTGCAGAAGAAGTGGGGCAAGCGCAAGCCGAGCCTAAAGCAGTTCGTATCTAGGTTCGGGAAGTCGTGGGAGGCGCGTCAGCGGCAGCTCAAGCTCGAAGACAAGGCCACCATGACTACGGCCCTTGTGGTGCAGGACAAGCGGGTCGATCATATCCAGCGCATCTCGGAGGTAATAGATCAGTTGCAAGAAAAGGCTGCGTTTCTCGCCCTGGCTGACGACCAGGTAGCGCCTGAGCCTCCTAAGACCCCGCCAGTCAAGGTAGAGGAGGATGGACTCCCGACCCATGGGCAGGTGGTGTTCTTGATGAATCGTGCCAGGGATCTGCATGAGGATCGCTGTGTTGTGCCGGTGACCAGGGGCAAGGCTTCGGAGCTTATTGCGAAGATCCAGGGCGGTACCTCATACCACGCTGCCTGCGTGGAGCTGTTTAGAAAATGACTAAGAGAGACAGCAAAGATGACTCGCCTATGAGGAAGCGGATCAAGGCGCTTAGACATCCGGAGGATGCAGGAGAAGATGTATAGCCGATACTTCCCTCGTCGTCTTTCTACCTTCTATCGTTACCTGGTTTGGCTCCCTGAGTTGGAAAGCGGAGAGCCAGTACCCTACGTAGCGTACTTCAGCCTGAACTGATGCCGACTCTTACGTCCATTAGTAGGCTTCCCGACAGCTTCCAGGCTATCGACGAGAGCACCGCAAGCCTGCGAGAGCTGAATATCTCCGCTGTTGAGTTGCGTCGGCGGTACCTCGAACTGCGCGATTGGGCGAACGCGAACGGCCTTGCACTTAGGCCTACCGCTATCGGGAATCTCTCCCCCACATCGTACCTGACCTTCTTGGTATGGAGTACGTGGGCGTTCGAGCCGTCTGATAGCCCGAACAACGATCGTTGGTTCTCCGAGGTCGAGCCGCAGTGTCTCAGTTGCGAGGTGCCAGCCCCGCTCGGGGCATGTCCAGGGTGTCTCAGGGTAACAGCATGTGAGAATTGCCACGTCTTTGGTCTGGCCTTGTCAGAGGACGGTTATTGTGCCAACTGCTTTCGTGCCTGCGAAGTAGAGGGCTGTAATACTCTTCTCGCCGTAGGGAGTCGGTTCACCCTGTGTGAGAGCTGCGCTCCACGGGAGCGCTGTTCGGGATGTGCCCAGGAGTTTTTGGAAGACGAGCTCCAGGAATCTTCAGAAGGCGGGGGGCGCTATTGCACCACCTGTATAGGCCGCATATGTCCAGTTTGTGAGTTGTATCACCCCCATACACGGCATGTCGTCCTTAGGAGCTTCGTTGGCCGGTGTTGCCCTATATGCGAGGTCGCCAAGCGGACGGAGCTTCGTGCCGAGTTTGAGCGGTGGAGTCCCGAAGAACTTCCCTCATCTGGCTCTATGTTGCTGCCGAGCTCCGACGCACGTCCGATTCGCACCGTCTCGATTGAGACGGAATTTGACGGATCCGGCCCGACTGCACTCCAAGTGCTAAATAGCGCCGGTCTAGTGGGTCACGGGCAACTGGCCCGCTACACGGCAGACGGAGACAGTACGTCACGTACCCCGTGTGTTCTCAAGAGAGACAGCTCTGTCTCAGGGGGGGAGCTTGTCTCCTACCTCCTGGACTTGGACAGCGAGAATCATGCGGCAGCATTGCTTCGCGTAACCGAGGTACTGCGTGGGCTGCGTGAAATCGGAGATATCGTGTTCTCGCACCGTGCCGGAGGACATATCCACATCGACCTTCACGACTTCAACATGCGGGATTTGTGGGTCTATCACCATATGTTTCGGTATCTCGAAGCCCCACTATACTTTTTGGCGGGTTCCGGCTCTGAGTCTCACCGATCCATTCAGGGCTCTTCTTATTCTCGGCCGGATGATTACGGCCCATATTCCTCGGTGCTGGAATTTGCTCGTGAATATAGACCGAGTCGCCATGGGCTAAATCTTTCAAACTACATGTCCGCTATTCGCAACTGTGAATGTGGGGCATACAGGGCCGGGATGTTTGACCTTTGCCAGTGCAACCTTGGTAAGGCTACCGCTGAGTGGCGGCTATGGAATGCCGAGATTACGCCTCGGATTTTGCACGCATGGCTGGCCGTACAACAGGCCTTGACAGCCTGGGCACACGCTCGGGAGGACTTCGTTCCAGAAGACTTCGTATTTCTTCCCTGGAGGGAACAGAACTGGAATGGGCTTAGGATCACTGAGAAAAGGGGAATCAAAGCGCGACTTGAGTGGATGCACATCAACCTGCCATTAACGGCGGCGGAGCGGGACTCCTTGGTCTATGCCTGTAAGCAGAGCCAGCTTGTAAATCTCGGGCCGGTCTATCTGGATTCCTTGCTAGATCTTCCACAAGCAGAGGGGTTCTCTAAGAAGGCCCCACGAAATCCCGCCTCCCGACGAGGCGTGGAGCTTGCGCTGGCTCGGGATCCTAGTGTCCCACTTGAGGACATCGAGTACGACGGGTTCGAGGACGAAGACCGGCTTGAGTATTTCCCTGCTGATGATATCGAAGATGACGACGAGTAGGAGAACACTATTTGTGGTATTGCCGGGTTCTTTCTAAAGAACCCAGACGTGTTGCACGAAAGCGGGCAGCGTGGCCTTTTGGAGCGCTTCCTTGACGAACTACTACTTGGTATTGAGCCGCGAGGCAAAGACGCTACCGGCGTCCTGTCTGTTGGAGCAAACAAGATCAGCATCGAGAAGAAAGCGCTCAGCGCTTCTACCTTCATCAAGGCTCGTCGCCGGCTGCTCGACACCTGCCATGCCGCTCTGGCACATACCCGCTATGTCACCAAGGGACACGAGAGTGTGTGGGCCAATAACCATCCGGTGATGCTTGGCTCAACATTTCTAACCCACAACGGCCACATCACGAACGACGACGAAGTGTTCCGGGAGCTTGGTATTCAGCGATCGGCCGAGGTAGACAGCCAGGCAGTCGCCGCAGCTCTTGACCACCACGGACTCGACAACTATCAGGAAGCTACCAAGATGCTGTCGGGATCTTTCGCTGTCGCGGCGGTGAACACCGATGACCGGAACCGGGTATTGCTGCTCAAGGGGCCAACTAGTCCCCTCGTCACCATCGAAACCGAGAACATTGTTGTCTGGGCTTCGACCCAGGTAGCGATCCAGCGAGCCTGGAAGGCTATCACTAACCAAGTCCCCCACAAGGACATGTTCACGGACTACCTAATCTCCGGCGTGGCACTGTCGGTGACCAAGGATGGTATTAGGCGTCTCGACGACTTCGAGACAAAGAAGTATGTGAGCACAAAGTCGTGGGACGGAGACTTCAAAGCCCCGGCCTGTAAGACCGGCTGGGAGCGTCAGACCCCGAACGGGGTCGTGCAGACTGCTGACTTTGAGAAGGCAGTAGGCCTGATTCGGGCTGCCAATCAGGGTTTGGCTATCCGTTGGGAGGAAAGGGTGGATGCCGACCCGGAGTTCTGGAATGAGCATAACGGTAAGTGGCACACATGCCGACACTGTAAGGGCGTCGTCGCAGAGATTCACATGGCCTTTGTGCTGGACTACGGCGATATGTGCTTGGACTGCCGCAGCATGCTGAGCACCCAGGAGAAGGAGACGGCTGGTGTCTCAAACAGTCCGGCGGACTACTATAAATTCTCGCAAAACGAATGGGAGTCCCTACTTGACCTCGCAGACCTAGACACCTTCGTCCATAAGCGGACAATCAGCCGCATGGCTGCGTCATCCGGCATCCCCGAACAGCTCATCCAGTACATGCTCTTTCACGCGAACGTGACAAGCGAGAAGCACACTGAACTCTACAATGACCTCGATGTACTCTACAGTGACGTAGAGAACGAGGTATGGGCAGAGTGGTCGAGTGAAATGGCTGCGGAGGCGCCGGCATGAGGCGTCAGGGGCCTGCGGTAACTATACAAACGCGGTATCGTAGCTTTTTCAGCGGCGAATTCAGTTCGGAGCGGTGTATCATCGGACAAAATAACCAAGGGCTTTGTGGTCGCCCCCTTGGGGCGTTTAACCGGACTCGCCTTAGCGAGTACAAACCACAGGGTATGTCTATTAGAGCCGGCTCTATGTGCTCTGGGTGTCGGGTTGCCCTGAAAGAAATCATGAACCGACCGAGCGCATAGGGAGGCAAGCTAATGCTAATTATTTCGCCTGAATTTCTGAACCCAAGGCGATATAGTTCCGGATGGATAACAACAGTCGATGACGGGGTGGCCTTACACTACCTAAGTAACGTCGGTTCTGAAAGACCTACAAGCCTGTGCGGGATAGATTCCTTCACAAACGAAGCTCACTTTGACTTTGACTCAATCACATCACTAATACGAGGAGACTGTCCTGCCTGTAGGGAGATTATGCTTGGTTACCTGTCGGGAGACGGCGCCGACGGGCCGGAGACTAGCGAGGAGCTTGGGCGTCCCCTATGCGACCCAATCATCTATTCCGGGATGCCGGTATATTATAAGGTTTGGCACGAGCCATCCCGTAACGGGACAATCCGAATCTTCGGCCCGGGAGTTGCTGAGTTCAGCCGACGCCATCCGCGCCTCCAGCGACAAGCTTTCAACCTTCTACGCCTTGTCGAATGCGGGCATCCCGACCCCGTGTTTTGGTGCCTCACTACCCTCCCTGGTGGATACTATTACAGGGCGGAGCCTTATTTCCGACTCGCTAATCCTGGGGAGATCCCGCCAGGGATCCCGTGGTCGTAACATTAGTGTGTATCGCTATGGTCTGGACTACATCCCGCCCACACACGAACTCTATACAGAGTATGTACCGAATACCAGGGAGTACCGAGTCCACGTCTACCGGGATCGCGCTATTCGCATCCAGGGGAAGTATCTAGACTACCCTGAGCAGAACACCAATCCCTACATCAAGAACCACGCACAAGGCTATAGGTTCCGAACCCCGAGGCTACAGCTACGCCCTAACCGGGTTGAGGATGCTATCCGGGCTGTCCATAGCGTCGGTTTGGTCTATGGTGCAGTGGATCTAATCGTGACAGCCGAAGGGGAGCATAAGATCCTGGAAGTGAACTCAGCCCCAGCGATGTCTCCCCTCACCCTCAAAGCGTACGCCGAGGCTATTGCCGAGGAGCTCGAACTGGACGTAAACTACCGCTATTTGGACTCCCTTCAGAGCAGGGGAAGCGGATACGATGGCTAGTACCCCTCAGAAGACCCTCCAGAAGGCTCTCACAGCCCTCCTAAGGGCCGAGAAGGCCGCGATGGTACTTCCACCTACCCCCGAGGTTGAGAAGCTCTTAGAATCGCTTAGAATCGCTTTGCGATGGATCGAGACGATCAAGAGGGCTCTCTAATGATCTTTAAGTACTTTATTGTATAGTATACTATATAGTACAGTATAGTACTATACAGTACAGTACTGAATAGTACTGTACGGTACTGTACGAAACAGTACACTACGAATCGTACTGAATCGTACTGGCACTGAATAGTACTAAGGCCCCTTAAGGGGCCTAGTATACTAAAAGTAGAGTACTGTACAGAATAGTGAAGTACTGAATCGTACTGGCACTAAGTACAGCGAAGTACACTATATGCCGAATGAGGACGTTGACTACACATTCGATCTGGCACGTGTGCTGATTGACCTTGCCGATATCGAGCTTGCTACACGGAACTTGGTAGCCTGTCTCTTTGCGGTGGCGGCACTCAGCGGGAAGACGCCCGGGTCGGCACTTGACACCTTGTATAACACGCTAGAGAGCGACACACAGTGGGTACAGGACATTCTCCCCTCCATTATGGGGGGATTAAGTTCTGAGAACCCGTAGGAATATGTGCTACAGTAGCCCTACCGGATGGCAGAGAGGGAAACCTCTCCCCTGAGGGGCACCAGCCCGAGGATACAACGGGCGGACTACCCTCTGTGGACTGCCTTGAAGAGCACAGATTCCGGGATATAAATAACTCCCTATGGAGGTCTATGCTTCCGTTTGACCTCGTTGGGATCCTACAGGCGGGGCTGGTGGCTGATGATCGGCCTAACGATGGGTTGCTGCACCCTAGTGGTGACCTGATCGGCCCCCTGCGACACTCCCAACTTCGAGTAGCCGGAGCACCCCGGAATGAGGAACCCCTCGTATCGAGGATCCGCCTCATGACCGGCACTCTCTGGCACAAGTACTACCAAGAACTTCTAGTCAAGAAGGGGTTGACCATTACCGAGGTCAACTGCGAGCCATGGTTACCTGATGGGTGGGCCGGGACGGCCGACTGGGTGTTCTATAGCCCCACTGACCGAGCCTTTATCCTAGGCGACCTAAAGACCATCAAGGGCGAGGGCCTGCCCTATGTACGTGAAGGCCCGAAAGAGGAGCATCTCTGGCAGCTATCCGCGTACTATTGGGCGCTAGCGGCAGGGAAGTTTCCTCTGCGTAAGCGAGTGTTCGTGATGTACCTGCCGTTGAATGACGACATGAGGGCCGGAGAGCCTCCGACGCCCACCATCGTAGAGACGATGCCCCTTCCCCGGGATCAGGTATGGGGGGAGATGGAAGCCCGGTGGGAGCTCACTAAGGAATACCTAAGCTCCCTTCCCGATAGTGGGAAGTTCGTGACGGCAGCCCTGGCCGAGCCTATGGCTCGTGTCCAGAAGCTCTATCGCAATGGTGACAAATACGAGCTAAAGCTCGTACCGCACTGGTCATGTCAGTTCTGCCCCTACGACGACTCTCTCTGCGACTGCAATAAGCAGGGTACGACCAAGATTGGAGAGTACGTGGAGGGGATCTACGTACCACGGAAAGGATACGAACACATTGAGCCTCTACTCAGCGCTCCTAGCAGTCCAGCAGAGCGCACCTAGTCTACAAAAGAACAGCATCAATCCACACTTCAAGAACCGATACATCAGTCTCGACTCCCTGATGGAGCAGATCCTCCCGGTGCTGAACTCGAACGGGTTGCTCCTTCTGCAGCTTCCCACCACCGTAGGTGGTGAGCCTGCCCTGCGCACGTCGATCGTGCACGAGGAAACCGGGGAATCCATCGAGGACACCATGCTCCTGGTGCTGGCGAAGGATGACCCACAGGGCCAGGGGAGCGCGATTACGTACGCACGTCGCTATGCCTTGATGGCTGCTCTCGGCCTGGTGGCCGATGAGGACGACGACGCTGAGGCAGCTACCAAGAAGAGCCGGGGGGTGCCCAAGTCAAAGGCCGCACGAGCCGCATCAGCAGCCATCTACCCAATTGCGGATGACGACGGAGACGGCTGGTGAAACTCATCTACGCTGCATACGCCCTCGCCGGCGGTCTAGGTGTCGTCCTAGTCGTCGCTGTAGTGCTTACCGTCTCGGGGGATCCTAAGCCTACACCCCCTTACATGCCCTACCAGCTTGAGTACAGTAGCCAGATCATCGACCCCTTCAATGGGTACGCGGCAGACTGCGAGCTACGAGGGAACGAGGCAACGGCCCGCTCCGGAGGCGACGGGATTCCTCTCCCTGGCGACGTGATCGTCACCGAGTGTCGTGTTCGTACCGTGTCCGAACCGGTATGGGAGGGAGATGGAGCTTCCTATGAAGGCGAAATCGAGGGTCGGCCCCTGACTCCTATCGGGCCTGGGCCAGAGGCGTGATCACGAGAGAAGGCTACAAAGTCCTAACCCACGACTATCGCCCGCCGATCCAGGGCGGCCCGCCCGTATGGGACGGGAAGCGCAAGACGCTCGACAAGGTGACCCTGGACACCGGCCCGAATTCGTGCGCCCCCGGTTGGCACTTCTGCGCAAAGCCGGAGGATGCGTTGCGCATCGGCGGACTGTGGCCTAGCGGGCGGCCGTCTGTGCTGCTGCACGTGCGGGGATCCCGCGACACCGTGGAACGCGGTGTCAAGCTGCGGTGCTCACGACTGACGATCCTCGGGGTACTAGATGAAGGGGAGGTCGAGAGGGCAGTGGGGCGTATGTCGGAGCCGTTCGGGAAGCACGCCGTTCGGATGGCTACGTCACAGATGCACTGGCGTTACGCCCTCTCCCGGCCCGAACAGGACAACGAGCGCGTGGAGTATTCCCTGCGCACCGCTCTCAAGCACCGGGGCCTCGACAATTGGGCGCTCCGACACTATCCGACCGCCGGGGCCGTCCGGGACGCCCGGGACTGGAACGCCTGGAACGCCTGGACTGCCGGGGCCATCTGGTACGCCCGGGATGCTTGGGCTGCCTTGGACGCCGGGGCCGCCCCCGCCGCCGGG